TAAAATCATTTCCCTATCTAGAGATGTAGTAGGATCAAGCATTATATGAGGCCTCTGCATAATCTCGACAAAGTCAGCATAAACAGGACCGGTTAGGGTTCTGGACATTGTAACTTCATCAAGAGTAGGAAGAGGTATATAAGAAAAAACAAGCGCACCAAAATAAAAAGAATTGGCACTTATCAAAAATCGAAGATGTAATTTCCCCCGAACACGAGAGAAATTTTTAATTTTGGCAGCAACAGCAGTGCTAGTCAAAAAGGAGGACCAAGGGTCCAAAGAACCGTTAATAGATGATCCAGGAGTCCAACTCAAGGATGAAATTCTAACGGGGCGGGCCAAAAAGTCTTTTAAATCAGAATTAACCGAGTCAATAAGAGTTGATGACGAAATGGAGCCAGAAATATCAGAAATCTGAGGATTCCTGGCAAAGTTGAAGGAGGTGATTAAATCACTAGAATTAAAATTTTTTGCAATGTAAAAATTTTTATGAATTGGGCACACATTAAAGCACAAAACAACACCATGGCCGTAAAAACGGCACAAAACAATACACAAAGCGTTTAGGATGATTATGATGATAACATCCGATCGTAACCAGTGTGCAAGGAAGATTCGCTATCAGAAGCTTCTTCACTGTGAACTATACATGGAAGATCCCTACAAATAGGGATAAGACGTTTAAATTGAGTAACATACCGTTGGTACTCAAAATATCCATGAGCGTCTATATAGTCTCCATAAGAACCGGAAGTTCCCTTTATGAAGACTGTCTTGTCACAAACCTTTTTTAGGGCCTCGCTGAAGTACTGGAAGTACCCAGGGCCATAATGAAAGGCTTCTCGCAAAGCGGATTCAACGCTTCCGAGTAATTGTTCATGCAAATTAGAAGAATCAGTCCAAGTCAGCATTTTAACCATAGAATTAATATCAATAGGTGATAACATAAAATCACCCCACTTGACAAAATTTCTTTTAAAAAACTGACATTCGTTGAGTTTCTTATAATCAACATAAACACCATTTTTCGAAGCACTTGTATAAATGAATCCATGTTTCCGAAGGAAATCGCTGATGGCATTCATATTATACCGAAGATCAACACCTGTATAGGATGTGATAACATCGTCACCACCCTTAACAGTACGAACCTGAATATCGAAATCAAACCGCTTAGTCAAACATTTATATGTAAGCCTATCTATAATTGAATTATTAATGCTATTGAGTACGAAAGTCAATACATTACCACTAATCCAACCTCTGTACCATCTGTATAGTATAGGCCCCATAAAAACATTGGGTTCAGTTAATTCCTGAGCAAGAGTACGAGCAATTAGCAACTGTTCTGGATCAAAACCGCA